AGATCGTTGCCGCTCAAACCAACCTCCGCATCATCCCTTCCTTCAAGTCCTCCGAAATCTACCGCGAACAGAACCAGATCCTGAACAAGGGCTTCATGGCATGGCAGAACATGACATTCGCCGACCGCCGAGTGCGCGCCGCGTGGCAGTATGCCTGCGCCACGGGCACAGGCTACCTCGGACCCCGCTACGACCCAAAATACAGGCGCAAGGGCGATATCGTCTGGGACGCCTACGGCCCGCTCGACGTACTCCCGCTCGGACTCGCGCCGGACCTTCAGATCCAGACCGCCTACGCCGTCGCGATGCGCAAGAAAATGCCGATCCATCAGGTTTGGCGCATGTTCCCGCTGCAACGCGACAATATCAAGGCGAACCGCGTCAATACTCTCGGTAAAGGTATGGTGATCGCGCAGGCCGTCAAGTTTGCTTCCGCTGTCCTGAAGCGTTTCGGCCAAGGTGCGCGGCAACCCGAAGAAGCCTCGACCTGGGACACGGTAGACGTGTACTACATCTATGTGGACGACGACTCCGTTAACGAAACAGGCTCCCCGCGCCAGATTATGGGTCCCGATGGCGTTTGGGGTACGTCGTGGTCGTACACGGTCCCGTTCGTCGGTCAGGAGATCGAGACCGGGCGCGTCTTACAGGGCGGTCGCCCGGAACACCGTACCGCGCGCCGCGAAGACTGCATGCTGTACCCTAACCGGCGTCTGATTATCGCAACCGATTCCTGTATTGTTAATCCCGCGCCCGAGCACCAGTCCAGTTACCGTTGGGACGGCATGGTGCCGTGCGTCCAGATGCGCTGCGACGATCAGGCGTGGAACTTCCTTGGGATGCCGGTCACGCGATACGGTCAGTCTCTGGAGAAACTCGCTATCGAACTCTGGCGCGGTCTCGGCGACCAGATGAACCTGTCGCTGAACCCGTCCGCCTTTTACGACCGTGGCAGCAGCGCACAGTCGATGCTGCAAACCACGAACCCGCGTATGCCTGGCTTGCGCGTCGGCCTCGACATGACCCTGAACAACGCGGCCGGTCAGTTCGTTCCGATGCTGCCGCGCGACTGGTACCGGGTGGACCCGGCCATTGCCGAAGTCGCGGCCAAGATCCTGCCCGCCATGATGAAAGAGCAGATGGGCGTGGCCGACGTGACCGCGCTCGCTCGTGCCCGTCAGACCCCGGCCGGCGACTCAACCGAGAAATTACTCGAAGCGATGGGTCCGCTCGTAAAAGACGAGTCCCGCAACATGGAAGCCGCGATACGCGACCTCGGCGAAATGTGGAAGTCCGACTGGTTCCAGTTCGCGACCGCCGCGCGCCGCATGCAGATGCTGGGGCCGGATGGCGTAACCGAAGAAGACTTCGACTTCGAACCGGGGACGCTTGTGCCGCTGACGCGCATGAAAGACTCGGATGGCAAAGTTGTAACGCTCGACATGACGCAGGACCCGGACGGCATGTGGCGTCACGAGCAGGACACAGGCAACTACCTTCAACCTATGGCCGTCGCGCAGTTCGAGCGCGCCCGGTGGCATAAAGGTAACTTCAACTTCGAGGTCACGCCTTACTCGTTGAACGAATTTAACAGCACGACCCGTAAATTATTCTTCCTGCAACTTATGAAGGTTGGGTTCCCATTAAGCTGGTGGACGCTTGCTAATACATTTGATGTGAAGGATTTTGGGCCTTGCATGGTGCCTGATACAGAGAATGGTGGTATGCGCGAAGCCCGCAACGAGATCGAAAAGTGGATCGCGCAGCTTGAGATTCAGGCTCGTGTACAGGGTGCGTTACAAGGTCAGGGCGGTGGCGGCAAGGGTAAGGGCGGTCAGCGCGGCAGGCCGGAAACGTTCTCACGCGCTCCCAAACTGGAGCCTAAGCCGGGCGGCGACTCGACTGTACGTACCTCTGCGCACTGATACGATACGTGTATGGCGGACACTGCTAAACCGTTGCTGAACGGGTCGTCGCTGTCGCACCTGACCGGGGCCGTGCCTTCGGCGCGTGTAGTGACCGAAGTCCGCCTGCCCGCATCTTCCATGTCGGATGTACTCGCTACAATCGACCGGTTAAGCTATACGGGTAAGCTCGAAGTGAACTTTCACAAGGGGCGCGCGATGAATATGAACTGGGTGGATAAAAGGGACACGAGGCCGAACGATGTATAAGAAGCTGGTGTTGTTGTTGGTGTTGTTGTTGTCCGCTTTATTTGTGTTCTCTGACGACGCTTCGGCTCAGATTAACATTCCGTCTATTATTAATGTACTGTCGGACCCGAGCGGCGCGTGCGGCAGTCCCGGTACGCCGTTGCAGTACAACACACAGCTGAACCATTTGTCGGCGTGCCAGGGCGCGGCTCCCGGTCCTTATAGTTGGGCGCTGGTAAGCAATGGAAGCAGCACGATCACTATTAACGGTCAAGCCTGCGCCACTGGTTCAACCTGCAACGTCAACGCAGGGGCAACCAGCGGAAGCGTGGCGCTGAACCAAGGCAACGGATCGGCGCTAATAGGCGCTAATCTGTCGCAGAATTCGGATGGATCGATTCTGGCCTCCAAAGCGTTCGATATGAATTCGGCGAAGACCTACACGTGGACGACGGGCACGACGACGTTAGACCTTAGCGCAAGCAACTTTTTTATCGTCACAGCGTCAGGAGGCAATCCAGTTATCGCCCTGAATGGAGACGCACACGGTTCTGGTCCCATCTGGCTGCAACTCATCAACGATTCGACAGCACGGAGTTGGACGCTTCCCTCTTCGTTCAATCAAGGCTGCGCGCCCGCCGTGCTCTCGGGCAGCACGATCCAGGCGTTTACTTATGACGGAACCTACTGGTGGGGGAACTCCTGTTCGTCGAGCGAGAGCGGAACGTTTCGCGCGGCGGAAGCCTCAATCCTGAGCAAAACAACCGTAAGTGGTCAGGGTGTTTCCGGTTTCGATTCGTCGGCTCATCTCTGGTGTGGGAACGACAATGCGAGCGGGACGTATTGGTGTACGGTGCCGAACGGTGTCAGCGGTGATGTCGTGGACTACAATTCAAGTGGGTATTCACAGGACTCGGGCACGCTGCTGTCAAGCCTCGCACCAAAAGCCAGCCCAACCTTTACTGGAACCGCAACTGTGGCAGGCGTCACCTCCGGGGCTGGGACTGTTAACCTCGGAAGTTCCACTCACACGCTGCCTATGATTGTTGTATCGACAAGTGGCAATCTGCCAGGCACATGCACTGCTGGTGAAATGGCCTTTGTAACCGGCGCGACAGCAGGACAGAACACGTACCAATGCGGATCGACGAACACCTGGACTCAGCAACTCAACAGCGGTAGCGGCGGCGGAAACACCTACCTTTGCAACGGTTCTGCGTCAGCCAATACTCCCACCTGCCCTGGCATCCCGTCCGGGGCCGTTAGTTACACAAATATGCAGGGCTATTTTGTGGCCGGCGCAACCAGCACAGGGGCCATGACGCTCAACGTGGCAAGCATAGGGACCGTCAATGTCTACCTGGGTGGCGCGATCACGTCCGCATCCAACACCGTCACCTCAGGCCAAATGTATCCGATGTACTATGACGGCACGGAAATGCAGTTGATCAACTCGGTAGTGGCCAGCACCTATCTAAGCCAGGTAGCCGGAGGCATCAGCGATAGCGGAACCCTTGGAGTTACCGGCCTATCGACGCTTACAGGTGGGTTCACATCAGCGAGTTCATCGATTACATTGAGCGGACTCGGGGCTTCTTCGGGAACACCAAACGCGCTATGCCTCAATACGTCAACCGTGACCGTAAACGCGTCGCTGACTTGTACGGTTTCTTCAGCGCGATTTAAGACTCGGTTCTCGCTGCTCGAAAGCGCCACTCCTCTCCTGATGAAGTTGACGCCAGAAGCGTTCGCATACAAGGATAGACCAGAGCGTATTCGCTGGGGATTCATCGCGGAGCAGGTGGCCTCAGTCGATCCAAAATTGGGTGATGGTTTCGACGCGCAGGGACCACGATCGATTGACCAGAACGCCATACTTGCCCTTACTGTCAGGACTGTTCAGGAACAACAAAAAGAAATTGAGAAACTGAAGCGAAACCACGGATGGCTGAGAAAGGCGATCGGATGGTAGCCCTAAAAGCAACTTCGCTCGGCATACTTATCTGGTCACTTGTAATTCCTCCCATCGAAGCCCAGAAAATTGTGCTTATTGGCAGTTCAGCCGCTGTCCGTCCATCTCCGGTTACTTACGTGCAGACCTCGACGGCTGACAATGTGACAGGCGGCGGTGCTACCCAGACGTTTACAGTCAGTGCGATGGCAAGTGGCCACTGCGGCATACTCGCGGTGGCTTCCGGGTCCAGCACGTCATCCCTAACGATAAGTTCCTTAACTCTGTCCAACATATCGTTTACTTCGCTGCTAGCGGCGCAGACCGTGGGTGGCGTTGCTAGCGACAGATTCTATGCATATAGTGTGTGTGCTGCGGGGACCGGCGGTACAACGCTTTCCATTACTTATTCCAGCGCGCCGACTGTTCTGGACACTATTATTTACATGGTGGAATTTGCCGGCCTTCCGGCGAGTTTGGTGATCGATTGCTATGGATGGGGCACAACTACCAGCACCGCGGTCAATTCTAACAACGTGACGCAATGCACGAGCACTATCGCGAACGATATTCTCGTGGCATTTGTGGTCGTATTTGCAACTGGCGGTACGATACCCACTCAGCCCGGAGGGGCTTATATCAACTTGTCTTTTTACAATCCAACGGCGGCAGGATCTGGCATACAGGGCAACTATGCATTGAATAGTTCTGTCGGAAATCAATCTCCTGCATGGGCGCTGAGCTCCTCCGCGCGTAATGGAGGGTTTGTGGTGGCCATACAACCGCCGTCAGTGGCAATAGGAATTTTATGAGACTGCATCTGCTTCTTTTCTGTATCCTTTCAGCAATTCCGGCCATCGCAGCTAACTGTACTAACACCGACACGTGCGCGGCGTGCCCAGCAACCAAAGGCTCGTTGACTTTTGCTGCCATTGCCAACACAGCCTACACGTCTCCAGCGGGCACAACAATTGCCAGCACGGACTGTATAACCCAGATCTGCGTTGACAGTCTCAACAGTTGTAACGCTTCCAGTAATTGCTCAACCTCACTTCCTGCGTGGAACTGTATGCAGAGCGCTTTCGCCCCGCACGGAGTGGCGCTGTCTTCTTTGTTCTGGATCAACTGCTGGCACGGGGGCGGTGGATATTCTGGCTTTGCATACTCGTGCTTCGGTTCGTCCTCCGGGATCACTACAACACCGGTCATAATCATTCAGCAATATCTTGACAAACCAAATCCGGTCGGAGGAAAGGGTGTTGGAATCATTCTTTGGGAGTATCCGTGGTCGAATACAACCGCCTGCGAAAATTGCGGCGGGAATTTCCCTGTGCAGTTTCAGGCGGTCGCGTGCGATGTTTCCTGGGTGATGTCCGGGGCTCTTGGGTTCGTCCCGACGACCCTCGGCTACTATGGCCCGTCGTGGGGCGGTGAGTTAGCCTTTTGGGCCGGTAATGTGCCAACGAGGGTGTACGGCGCAAGCAGCACCTGCCTGAGCCCGGATGCGCGACCCGCACAATCCCGTACAGTATCGGCGTGGGCGCAGATGAGTTGGTTCCAGCCTTACAATTCGAGCAGTTACACAAACAACGGATCAGCCAATGTAATTACAGCGCTCAATGGCCAATTCGGAACCTCGACTTATGCGACCGGATATACGGCTGATCTCGCTGCGGCTGCCAGTCCATATCTGCAAATCACCGGGGCAAATCTGTCTCAGATTCAATCGAATCAGCAGATGTTCCAGTTTACGTCAACCGATCAGGTTGTAGAGCCGTCCTGGAGTGGGGGTGGAAACATGGTAGTCACAGTGCAGCAGTACCAAGCGCTGGGGATAACTCCGATGGTAGTAATCTATCCCGATGGCCCCAGCGGATGCAACAACTACAACTCTCTGGGCGGTCATGAAATCTGCCTGGGGAACTTGGCGAGTCCGAACACGACGATGAACGACGCCTTTAACTTTTTGCTGAACGTACCTGGCGCGAGCGGTGCAGGAAGTTTCGGATCGGGTGTCATTGCGCTGATGTTCCCGGAAATGCTCTGCGCTGGCGTGTGGCTGCGTTGAGATGATGCTTGGTCTAAATTTAGCTGAGACGCGGATAACCGCCCGTGCTAGTATTCCCGTATGGGCGCAGCCGCAACAGGATTTCCTCTTATGCCTTCCGGCTATGTAGCTGGTACAATCACGCTTTCCGACTCCAATCCGCATCAGCTGCTGGCATTGATACAGGCGCAGCTGGATGCAAACGCGCCCGGCGCCGGATACGAGGTAAACCTGCAAACGGACGCATCGGGTGCGCTCTATGTAGGACGCCAGAGCACACTGGGCGGCGCTCTCTCCAGCACCAATTACGGATACCAGCTCCCTGCGGGCGGGTCCTCCCGCACCTACCGCTCCGGCGTCACCGGCGCGCACTCGCCTGTTGGCGACCTTATGGTCCTGATGGTCGGCGGCGGCACATTTCATGTCGAAATACAATAACCGCATTTGACATTGCCTTACGCTGTATGTACTATCTTGTCTGAAGGACGTTCATCGCGGCACGATACGTTCCCCGGACGCTCCAGACTGATTCTCCCAAGACTCGGTTCGGGATAGCTGAAGGCCCGGCAACAGACATCACCCTCTGTTGCCGGGCCTTTTTGCGTTTCAGGGCGCGTTTAAGGCTTAAGTGGTCGTCCATCACTTAGTACCGATAGGCCGGACTCCAATCTGGTGACGGTCGGGGAAGGAGTAGACGCAATGTTTACCAACGAACGTGTCGCCGAGCGAAAGCGCGGACGGCATCGCGTCAAAAAGCGGTAGTTGCGTCGCATCGTTATGGCAAAGAAACGCCGTGGCATGCGCCGAATGAAGAAGCGGTAGTATCGTCTGCCGCTTCGGGACACGGCAGGGTGTAGCGATTCGACTCCGTTACACCCGGTCGTAACTTTAACTCTGGCCCTTTGTATAACGTTTAAGATCACTTTCGATGCCTGAACTTAACTCTCCCGCTTCGGCCTCCCCCTCGATGCTCGCGGGCATGAACGCTCCATCCGCTCAAGGGCAGGATGCGGATAACAACGCGGGACGTATTCCCGGCAGCGGTTCTCCCGACAGCTCAGGTGCGGAGGGCGGACAACCCGGCAGCGGTACAGCAGGCCCCGCCGACGCGAAGTTGCAGAAGGACATTCAGGCGCTCCGGGCCGCCGAAGCTCAACTGCTCGAAATGGGGCAGAGTTACCCAACAGCTTCAAAAGCCTTACGGGCCGCGTCGGAAGCGATACGCAGCGCACAAAGGTCGATTGTGTCCAGCCCCGGCATGGCCGAATCGCCGAAGCCCAATACGTTAGCGTGACAGGCGAGCGATGGATAAGCGGAGACGACAACTCGAAAACGCAGGCGGCGGGGCACAACAGTTTATTGCAGTGATTCAGCAACCGACCCGTACAGGGGCGACTGAAAGGAACATATTATGACGCGCTTTATTCCGACTCACGCAGACTTGCAGGCATGGCTGGCTACGCGTACGATCCGGGGTGCCGCTATCGATAAGGCGCTACTCGAATCCTGTATCGCGGAAGCAGCGGGCGACGACGCGGAAATGGCAACCTTCCTGCGCGAACGCTACGCCAAAAACGAGGCGCTGGCATCCCGATTCGTGGGCGGCTTCACTCGTACCGCCGACTATACGCAGAAGACACAGGCGTTAAGCGCCAAAGAGAAAGAGTTTGGTACCAGGTCCACCGAACTGGAGCGCCAGCTCGCCGCCACCCGCACGCAGCTTCAGGCCGCCGACACCGAAAAGGCGCAGATCATGAAAGACCTTGCGACGCACCGGGTATCCACTGCGCGCGCCAAGGAACTGTTCACGATCCTCAAGGAAAAGTACGAGCTTACCGACGATGACCTCCCCG